TTGGGTGGACTTAAATACTACCTCTGGTGTTGCTGTTGGTTCTGAGTTTATAATTCAGAATAAGAAAACAACTTGGATACTATTATATGAGGGAACTGACGCTCCTTTATCAACCTCAACTGCGGGTGTATATCTTACTAATTTAGATAGACCAGATGGAAAATGCACAGTTAGGGTTGGTTCTCTAAAAGTGTGGGCAAAGTCTACGGTATCTGGAGTTAAAGGGTTTATTAATGTACAAGGGGTAGTGTAATATGCCTATATACTCTGGTGCGCCTTTGGTTGAAGGACTTACATCTTCAGAGGTTGATCTATTGATCAGCAAACAAACTGGTTGGTCGGTTCATGTGGACAGTGTACACACCTTAGCAAGCCCTCAGACTATAGCAGAGGGTGCCACTGCTATACTTACTAACAATTCAAACTTAGTTATTGATAGTCAGCGTCCTGATGATGCTACTGTACCTATGTGGGATTCTGCTGCTAGTAAATTCAGACCTATTAAACTTAATGATTACTATACATGGATTGTTAGGTTTAAAGCTAAGAGTACTGTAGCTAACGGTGGTTACTTTAACGTTGGTATAGATATTGGTGGTACTTTTAATACCATCTTCACATCAAGTCACTTGTGTGTCAGAGGGGCTGGAGTAGAGCAGATATTTAACATTAAAATGGAAGGTTACTCTGGAGCCACTTTTATGGCTAATGGTGGACTACCTAAACTTACCAGTCTTAGTGGTACTACAACTGTATATGATAAAGAATTTCATATTGTTAGAGATCATAAAGGTAGGTAATACTCGTTTATAAAGTAAAGCCCTCTTAATTGAGGGCTTTTTATTGTATACCTATTATACTTCAAACACTCCAATTTCAAATAAATCCACATGGTATCGTGCTAACATTGTTGCATACATAAATGTGAATGGATTCAAGTGATCTTTGTTAATACACTTACTCCAACATGCAATAACATCAATCATCATAAGTGAATCTTTCTGGTCAAGTTTAATGTAGGAGAACTTTGAGTATTGACCACCACAATCCTCACCTTGTAGTTGGTGTGGTGAAGGTAATCCAAACTTCTTATACTGCACGCAATATACATTACCACCATCCTTAGCTACAATGGATAATAGTGGGAAGAATACTTCACCTTTTCCAACTTCTATTGTAGCAAGAATATTTAATGTCTCACGTTGTGTTGCAGCAATAATTCTATCACCTAACTCATTTACCATTGTCATATTAAACCTCCCACTTTCTGCTATATAGTTTATTTGATACATCCTTGTGCAGGTCTTTAACTTTATAAACTTTGACACCTTTCTTCATTGATAATTTTAACGGCTTAACTTCCACCCACACTTCCGCAGGAATTACATCAACTACCCACAGTTTAATCTTACCTACAGACTTAACTGGTACAAATAAATCTACCATACCAAAACCGTGTACAATAATACCTCTACTAACCACGCTTGAAAGTTTCTCAACCAATTCAGTTTCTGTCATATTAATTCTCCTATTAAGTGCATCTTTTGTCTAAAGTGTAAACATGGTATACTGTGTTATTGAACAAGTCAAACAATATTTAAATAAATTTGGAGGTGTTTTGTGGCATTAGTGGTTAGTGAGATCAATAGTAGTGTGCGTTACTACTTAGGGGGATTATCAACATCAATACTGAGTGATGAGATCCTAGACTTTATTATAGGTAACAATATAACCAAGTATGGAGATCTTGATGAGAATCTATGTATTGTTACGTATCAGTCTCTTCTAGAAGCATTACAGTATTTAGATAGACGTGCTATGCAAGGTTCAGCAGCTACTGGTGCCTCTGGTGATCTTAAGAGGATAGAGGAACGCATTGGTCAACGTGTTATTAAGAAGGAGTATGAAACTGGAGGTGATGGTGGTACAGCAGCATCTTGGGCCACACTTTATGATGATTTTCTTCAAAATCCACAGTATATATGCGAATCCTTGGTAGATAATACAAAAGATAAATCTATAGTGTTAATTGGTGGTGTTTCACAGAAAGAGTTTGATCGCGTTAAAACTAACACAGATTCTCGTAATGGTTGGAGTATGATACCTAAGTGTGGAAGACGTGATGGATTTAGGAGTAGAAACTAATGGCTAATATTGCAGAGTCTTTCTTCAAACCTGTAGCAGTAGGTATTTCTATTGCAATATTAATTGGTGTATTATCCATATACAATGATGTACAAGCTAATACTAGTGCTAGAGTTTCAGCAGAACAGAAGGATAGGTTACTAGTTGAGATGCGTGATGGGATGATCAGAATGGAACGTGACTTAAAGTATTTACGCGATGATGTAGAAGACTTGAAAGAGGGTCAGAAAGATTTAACCACACAACTTCAAAGTGATAGGGATAGAGAACTACGTCCTTGGCAATACCAGACTGATAAAGAATAGGATTATATAATGAATAGTAAATCTGCAAAAAGTACTATTATACTGACAATGAACGCTACTAGAGCTAAAAGCCCTATACTAGTTAATCCAATAACCACATGGTGGTCGGTTAGTAACGTAATACTATGTAACACCATAATAAATAACTGTGAACAAATAATACCTTGTTAGTTTAATATTAAACCCCTCAGATGATGTCTGAGGGGTTTTTAGTTTGCATAATTTATTTAAGGTACGATAACATACTAGTTAATAACCCCTTATCTAACTCTACTGTCAAACAAGTGATGTCGTGACCAGAAATATGTCCATCATCATTATCAATGTGAAGTTGTAGAGTTTTGTTATCTTTTATTGTATAACCTAAAACTTTCCAATCCTCTGGGTTTTCATTATTGTTGGTTAAGTAATTGATAATTTCTCTCCTTAATTTAGTAGGTTAGAGTAATAAGTAAGTTTATCATTAATATCTTCAGTGGTATATATTTCACACCTACTACTTTTCAAGTCTGCAAAGTCTGTTGTACCTCCCGAACTATTCAAGAATCCGTGTTCAAATGCATCCTCATCAGACATATCACTATTTGCGTAATCATCCCGCAGTCCCTCCATAACCATTACATCTTCTAAAGCTAACTGTGCCATATCTCCTTTTGGTTTTAAAAATCCACCACTCAAAGCTAAACTAAAATCTGCTTGGTCTATGGTTTGTATAGAAGTTACATTTACACTTAAGTTGAGTATATTACTATTTTTAGTAATCCCAGACTTTTTATCCTCCATATCATAGAACTCTTGACAAGTGGTATTTATATTAAGTTTATTTATAGCTCTTGTTGTAGCAACGTATAACAGGTTACGTTCTTCTTCTGATAAACCAACAAACTCTCCTTTACGGTTATAATTACTTGGGAAATCAGAAGCTAAACAAACTTGCTGATACTCAAGACCCTTCGCTTTATGAGCTGTAGTTAGAGTAATCAGTGCATCATTAGTATTCTTATGTGAATGCAGGATAGAGATCATTTTATCTGCATCGCCATCATCTACAATACTAACAATACGTCCTAATTCCCTGTCATTCTTACCTTCCTCTACCAAATCGTCCCACGTAGAAAAAGGTATAATATTTTCATGTTTAACTGCCTTATTATCACCTTGGTACAGAGCATCAGCAGACTTAAGCATTCCTACAAAATCTTTCATGTCGATATTAACATTAACACTGTTTCCTTCTTTGATAAGTTTTACAGCAGTAAATATTAATTCCATATTAGTTCTAAATAAGAACGTATGAGGTTTAGTGTAATCTACTACATCAATACCTAATTTAGTGTCAACATCCTCATTACCTTTTACGTCTGCAGCATTACCTAAAATAAGACTAGCAAGTTTTGCTGATTCCTCTCCGAACCTAAAACTTTTACTTAAACTTGTTTCTGGTGCATCTATACTTTGAATTGCATTCACAGACCCATTCCAACTGTAGATCTGCTGGAATTTGTCCCCAACAACAATCAATTTACACTTATCTTTCTGCATTAAAATTATAGATCTGGTTACTGGATTTAAATCTTGTGCTTCATCCATATAGATAACAGAGTACTCAGATGATAAGTCAGGTTTAGATAATTGGTAAAGCTTTAAGTAAGTGTTATGCTTACAACAAACTTCACTATATTTATCTGTACGTTCTTCCCATAATTTAATTGCTTGTCGTAATATAAAACTTTTAAACTTCTTCTTTGGGAATAGTTTACCATGCTTATCTTCAAGTGCTTTTATGTGATGGTATGGTATATTAGTAGCATCCAATTCTTGCTGATCACTCATCTCATAACGTTCAACTGTCTCTTTGATAATTAAACCAAGAAAGTTTTTACTTATATCTTCTTTTTCACTAATCTCAAAGTCTGGTAACCTGAAGAACCTTGCAACCTCTGATCCAGTTAATGCTACATTGACATAACGACCTTGAGGGCGAGATAATTTGTGTTGGTAACCTTTACCTATCTTTCTATAAGCAAGGCTGTGAGTGGTCATACACTCAACATGATTACCAAATTTATTACCAGCTTCTTTTGCCATTGTTACGTTGAACGTCATATATAAACTAGGTTCAGGTAAGAATGTGGATATATATACTAGTTCAGAAGTTTTACCACTACCACTTACTGCTTGTATTTTAATAGTGTTATTATTTAATGCTAAATCTTTAGCTGCCTCTTGTTCTTCTGTAGGGATAAACTGCTTCTTCACAGAGACATCGCAGTCCTGATCAAAACCACTATTATCCTCTGTAGTGTCGGTACTTGTTGTGTCTACTGTGAATACAAAACCCATCCTAAACCTCCTTCTCCCAAATAATTGTCATTTTCTCACCCATAATTTGTGGCATCCACTTATACTTCATAACATAACCTTGTTCCAACATAGATGCAATCAATTCATAACGTTTACCACCCATTGCATATGTGGAGTAAAATGTTCGTTTTTGCTTAGACATTATGCAGCCACCTGATCACCCAATAATTGCTTATGTAACCAAACTTCGCCTTTACCAGTTACCATTGTCATGTTGAATAGTAATTTATTCTTGGTGGTTTGTTTAACTTGGAAGTACCCTGTGGCAATGAATCGTTGATAAGGTGCATTGTATTGGTCAAGTATTTTCATCTCACGTAACATAGAGTACATCTTATTACGACCTAATCCGAAAGCCTTGGCAACCTCAGTAATTGTTTTTAAGTTAACTACTTCACTCACATCATCACAGAAATCAATCTTATGTTGATTATTCTTTTGGAAGTTCAAACCAGCACGTATAACTTCCTTAATATGCGGTGCTTCATTCTTATAGAAAGTATTAATGATTTGGTCAACATCGGAAACATAACCACCAGTCTTACGGATAGTTGGTAACACTTCATCCATAACCCAATCTTGAAACACTTCAGCATTTGGTAACTTACTACGCATGATTAATCTATACACATCCTTTTCTGGTATGATATTGATACCACGAGGACTCTCAGTCAAACCCGTCGCTGAGACGCCTTTTAGTAGAATCAAGGACTTACAATTCTTTCTGATAGCTTGGTCAGTGTCGGTATACCCTAATGTCAATGCTACTTGTTTACCTACAAAATGTGGAGTATCTTCATACATCACCACATCCAACACACCAAATAATACATGGTCAAACTTATTTACTTTATCAATCATCATCTTTCTCCTTATTTAACATATTAATACTCCTGTTGCTGTGCTAACCACTCACGTTTACGTTCTTCGTGTTCCTCAATGTCAATCTTGTCAAGACATACTTCACACCAACCTCCATCAGGTGAATAGTCTCCGCATTCTGGACATTCAAAGTAATCTAATGTTTCATTCATTCTTATCCTCCAATATCAACGTGAGTGTGTCTAAATACAACTATAAGACACTTTAATGTGTTAGGTATACAATGTATCCAAGTTTATATTAAAGTGTCTTGTAGAGTGTCCTACGAGTTTTAACGATTAATTAGTTTTAGTGTACCAATGAAGTCCTCAATCAACTCCCACGTAAATCTTTTAGTGCCATTGCTGCCGTCATGTATGCAATACGATCCTCTGTTGAACAGTCTATACTATTATTCATACATGCGTCAATTTTATGTTTGATACGCAACATGGTTAGTTCATGCTGCTTTTCTAATAACTTTACTACTTCTAACATTTCAATATTCATACCCACCCCTTAAATTAAAAATACCCTCACCAATTTCTAAGATAGATTATGGTAGAGGGTATTTTGTTTGTCAATAATTTATTTATACTTCTTAAGATAAAAATTACCTTCCTTGGATTTAGTCTTGTACTTACTATTACCTGATAATTTGTGTACAAATTTTATATTTTCATCTAAACTTATGGCTGTCATATCTGGATCTTCTGTAGTTGCATAATACGTGAGATTACCTATATTTACTGTGAAGTACCCATGCATAGTTTTAGAAATACTCGATAGTTCAGACCCATCTAACACATCCTCACCTAATCGTTGGTTGTATATAACATAATTGTGGTAGTCATCTATATCTTTTTCCACCAAAGACTGTCTTAATGATTCAGCTTTATCTATAGAATCAACAACCCATACACCTTGTACATACACACCTTGTTTTATAATTGTATACATCTATTTAAAACTCCTTAGTAATCTTAACATTATCATCAAACCCAAATACATCCACAAATGCTCGCTTCATACATTGTTCAAGAGCATCTTCGTGTTCCTTCTCAACAATGAATGCATCATGGACTTGAACAACCAATATACCTCTTTGCATAAAGTAGTCAAGAAGATAGTCATTGATCAAACTACCAGCATATTGTAACTCAGACCCAATACCTTTATAAAAGTCTGACTTTATTAAGTAGTGCTTTTGCTCTAACATATCAATAATAGTCATAACGTCAATACGAGCTTCTGGTATCAATCCATTTTCATATAGAGATTGGACTCCATACTCATCTTTAATATACGATCTACAAGCTTTGTATGCTGACTCTTTTGACTCACAGTTCAACATACGAAGTAGTACTCCTTTGCATATCTTACGAAGTAACACACTATCATACTCTGGTAAGTTAATCATATAGTGATCATCAAAGCCAACAACTTCTTGCCTCATAGTGTATAATAGTGATGGTTCGAATGCCTTGTAGTCTAAGCAATGGCATGACATACCATCTATACGTACCCTACTTCTTTTTTCTTTACTTAATGATTGTATAGTATCTGAACCTTCCATATAACTCCTCCCTCCTAAATTAAAACTCGTGTTATAAGTTTTATGTGCCTGTACATAGTATACCTTTTTATCTACAGTTATCTCAAACTTAAATGAGAAGGTATTATAGTTGTCTTGATATTCAAATACAGGTTTCATGTGTGGTGGTAATCTAGCATATGGGATTGGTTTCTTATCCAGACCCTTCAACCTCATAACATTAGATATTTTTAATGGTACCACTATCTCTGGATATATATCTTTTAGTTTAGGCAGTACTTCAAAGTATGACCTACCAAATGAAACAGGTACCCATTTACCTTTTACAAAACCATAATCAGTATTATCTCCAGTAAAACCACCAGTAGTTAATTTGATATAATCATGTGACACTAAGAAGTCTAACACTGATCTTACATAAGTATAACTAACAGATCTATTAACCTTTCTACCGTTACACAATAGTACATGGTTTGAGTAGACAGATTGATCCAATGAGATAGGTACCTTCGCATTAACACCAGTATAGTTTATGTTTAATAGTATACAAGATATAGCTTTAGTAGCTAAAGCCTTTTTATTTGCTGTAATATTAACAAAACTCTTACCTAAGTGGACTAAGTATAATGAGAGTAAGTGATCTCTTATACCATATAAACACTTATTAACCTTATGATCGATTACATACATTACTCCTCCTTAATTAGATTGTTAAACAACAGCAAGAGCCTAGACTAAAGCCTCCGTTTGGATATGGTTCCACCATATATAAGAGATTTTTATATTTAACATATCAATAAAATGTAATACTAACATATACTTACATGGCTATTTTATACTAAAAACACGTGCTTTTTAACACTATATTTTAACATATATTTAACACACTAAAACTACACCTCATACTGCCGACAAAGTACGATAAGTTACTATACTTCTGATAGGTATTCTTTAACTAAATTACGAATACCATCTAAAGTTGTGATCATTGTTAGACCAATATCCAAATCTAATTTACCATATGCTAAGTCATGACTGATACTGATTATATCTTTTTCTGCAGTGTGTAGTGTTTCCTTGGAGTACACAACTTTACCACTTAACCAATATTCATTGAATCTGTCTAGGTCATTACAACGGTTTGTATGATCTAAGACTAAATGTTCAAAAAATTTCATACTTTCCCTCCTTTATTAACAGGTAGACTATAACTACTAACATCCTTAGCCACTTCACTTGGGGTAACCTTACCACCTAAACCATTGGTTTTTAGATAATCATTTACAATAGTATCTTCATTATTCTTCTTAACAAGTTGTGAATAAAAACCTGTCCCAAATAAATCAAACATCCAACCAACGAAACTTAGCCCAAGGGTGAATGTATATAATAGGCCAAGACACAAAAATACAGTCCTAGTATCACCAGAACTCCTAATAGCAAGGTAGTAATGGTGACCACCAAGCCAACCTAGCAGTAACCAGATTAAGTAAGCTACAAAAGTATTAGGTTGTGAATCTTTAATCTGCTGACGGAGCATCATTTGTGTCATTGGTTCTAATTTTAATAGTAGTGTGTTCATTGGTTGTATCTCCTATTTAATAAGTGTTATAACTATAATCCAAGTTAGTATTGGTGTCAACAGTTATTATAGACAAGAGTACAACTTAAAATGCCCTCCATCTTACTTAATTTAGTACACCATTTCTCTAGGTTGTTAGTATCTTTTCTAGTAAACGCATCACCAACATTTGGTGTAACTGTTAGAGATGTCTCTACATTGCTTTCATCTACCATCACAATCTTCATTTAAACCTCCGTAATCCACGTTTAAGCAACGTTATAATATTATAGTCACCAATGTACCAAACCTTCTCAACTTCACTCTGACGCCCGTCCCAGTGAGAATTAAAGGTATTGTATAACTCATCCCTATTGCAACAATTACACCTACGTGTATATCTTAGAAAACTAGACTTACGTTTAATGATGGAGTCTAAGTATTTAACAGGTTGCATCTGGTGGATGCCGAAGAAACATTTAACTTTATCTAATTTGCTGATCACTTTACAATCTCCTTATTAACTGGTAAGTCATTTAATTCTTCATTAACTTTAGCAGAAAAAGCACTTATGTACATGTGGAATATCGCTACATCACCAAACATATCTTTACTGTGAATAGTTTTATTACATAAACCAAACCAAGTTTTAACCACTTTCTCTACTGTATACCAAACAATGGTACCTTGTGTATGTTTAACTACTTCCCATTGATTTAGTTTCATTTGACAACTTCCTCAATTTTACCAACCACCCCAACATTGCGTAATATATTACGAAGTTTACGTTTATCATTTGCAAGTACAGCTTTGTTCCAATCTAAGTGATCAACTTCATACGTAGAAGATTTCTTAGGGTGGTTGTAGTATAGATCAAGTACATTAGTCATTGTAACTCTCCTTAAGTAAGTTTAAATTTAAGGGTTCTGGAGCAACCCACTCTAAGTTATAGTCTCTACAAGAAGATGGATCTCCAGCAAAGTAAAATTTCTTCAGCAGCGCAGAATACCATAACACCTGTAATGTACCGTCTTCCATCGCTAAATAGTATCCAGTTTCACGTTCCATACTTACACCCTCACTGTTATTAGTTTCAAGAACTGAACTATAAACTACCAATACTACACTGTCAACAACTATTTTGTATGGAAGGTAAAGCTGGTATAATGAAGTATAGAATCAGGATAAAGGATAATAGTGTGGAGTTGACAAAGAATCAACAGGAGTTTATAGGTAGTCAGTTTCCTACACCTAAAGGTGGTGTGATTACTGTAGTAGGTGTATGGGGACGAAAGGGCAGAAGTATATATTTTGAAACAATCTGCAGTGTATGTTCACAAGATACTGAGTTATGGCCTGTAGGGACTATATTAGATACCAAAGGCCATATTATTAGTGGTAGAGTTACTTGTGGTTGCGGGTATAATACAAGATGGAGTAAATATCAATATGAAATTAGAATTAAGCGAGAATGTAATAAAAGAGGGTATGAATTCTTAGGTTTTCATGGAGAGTGGAAAGGTGTTAAGACGCACTTATCCCTGTTTAATACTGCAACACAAAACACATGGAACTCCACATCTATAGATAATTTCTTTTCTGGAAATGAAGACCCTGCAATAAAGACTGAAAAAATTAGGAAATTAAATCTATTAGACGATAATATACACATAGATGATTTCCGTAAGGCTGGTTTTGGAGACCAGTATAAGTTTTGGCGTAGCAGTAAAGTAGATAAAAGAGGATTATCCGCTTATTGGAACTACACCTGTACTATATGTTCTAATGACGAGTATGTTAAAAATGGGCTTTGTACAGGAATATTTGAATCTTTTGTTGGTAGCCTAAAATGTGGGTTAAAATCTTGTAGATGTAGTAACTCAACAAGATATACATTAAAACAAAGAGAATACCTGATCAAAAAGACATGTGATGAAGAAGAATTAACATTTATTGGGTGGATTGGAAAAAATGTAAGTAGTATTACGAATAATTCAAAATTTAAGTGGAAATGTAATAAAGGACATACCTGCGTTACCTGCATAAATAGTTTTATTCATAGTAGAAGTCGTTGCACTACATGCCACAAAATACGACAGAAGGTTGAGGGGTATATGAATGGTTACTACCCGCACAGGTCAGAAGAGAAAGATTACCTTTATTGTATATTGTTTAAAAAGGGTAGGTATATAAAGGTAGGTAGGAGTTTTGATATAAAAGATAGATTGCAACATAAAAATGGTTTACTTATAAAATCAAAACATAAAATAGATGAGATAGAGATACTACGTGTCATGACAAGTACCCATAAAAATATCTATGAGGTAGAACAAGAAATACATAGAGAACTCACTGAAAGGGGCTTCTACCATTACCTATCAAAATGGACAATAGAAACCTTTGACACAGATTGTTTACATATATTGAATGAGTTGGTAGCTATCAGTGGACTAGAAGAAGTGCCTTTAACTTCAATTAAACAAGGAGCAATCAATGTTGGTACTTAAAAAGAATAATATCCCTAATTTAGTCAAAAGATTCAAAGAGTTACATAAGAAGAAGTTTGAGGTAGGGTACTGGGACTCCCAAGGTAAACACAACTCTGGATTATCTTACCCTAATATTTTTGCAATACTATCATATGGGAGTACCAAAATAAATTTACCAGCAAGGCCAGTTTTAAACTTAGAGTTTTCCACATTTTCTCCTATAAGAAACAACTTAGAGTTTAAGAATAATTTAAAATTATACTTTTCTAATATTAAATCAAAGAGTCCTATAAGTGTAGATAAAGTTTTAAGTATGACAGCAAAATCTTATGTAGATGTAACAAGGAACTCTTTTGGCGACATTTCAAAATTGCATGAGAACTCAGATTTCACCCAATACCTTAAAGCTAAAGCTGGAGTCCGTCCAAATAATCCACTTATCTGGACAGGGGGTTTGGTCAGCCACCTAGCATACTCTATAAATGGAGCAGCAATTATCATTCCATAATTACATCTACCTGCCCCTATATTATTGCATACTATCAGTTTTTGTGCTACCATGAACATATACCACATCAACATAGGATTAGTAAAGTGTTTACTTTAATTCAAGATAGCAATATGTGGGTTATCAGTAGGACAGGTCAGTATATTAATCGTGTGTGGGTTGAAGGTGTTCCAGTTGTTAGTAAGAAGTCTGGACTAGTTGAACCGTATAATAGGGAGGAGACTTCACTTATATTACCACAAGGTACTTCATCTGCAGAGTCAGTAATTATTTATACTGAATATGACTTGAAGGTGTATAATAATATTGAAGGTAATTTATCAGATGCTGATTTAATCACACTGAAAGATCCAGATTTAAATCCAACTACTTTTAAGTACATGGTGATGGATAAGGAACAGTGGGATGCTAATAGTTCTTTCTCATTAATACCATCACATCAAGTTTACTTGGCAGTTAGGGTGGAACAAAAATGAGTCTAAACGATGCTTGGCAATTTGATCACTTTGCAGTAATGCAAACTTTATCTAATATCATAGAAGATATTGTTGGTGCTAATTTATCTGAACTGCCTAATAGTGGTGGTGCTAAATCAATCATCATTGCAAACTTTTCTGGTAACACACCACCATTACCTTACGTCACATTAAACTATCAAGGTAGTATTGATAATGACGGTATTACTATTGACGCTGGATTGATTGATGTAGAAATAGAAGATCCTTCTGATCCACCTAATCTTATCACAGTCACCACACAATACGAAGATAAACTCACCAACTTTAATATTACTTTACGTACTGAGAGTATGCCAGCATCAACTTATGATGATAAAGGTAACGCTCATAGATTACTTAGAGAGATACGTAAAGGTTTAATGCTAGATAAACATAGAAAGCGATTAAGGGATGAGGTGTTTACTGTATTAGAGTTTATGAACCCTATACGTTCAACCCCTGATTTAATATCAACATCATATCATGATATCTGCACAATGCAACTAAAACTTAGTAGTGTTGATAGATTAATTGATTATGACGCACTTAGTTTTGACACTATCAATTGGACAGGAGATGTGAAGCTTGACGATGAAGATTTAGATCCTCTAGTTTTACAGGGTTCCGCAACATCAATCATACCATAATAAATAAGAGGCCATAATGCCATACCAAGATTCGGTATCGAGTTCTATTACTCGAAACACAACTAGTGCTGAAGGGATTTCATTAGACTTCCCATTATTCGTAGCAGCACATAATTACTTTTTTGAGCGTACTCGCTCATATGGTTCATGGGATGAAGTTCGTGATGATGATGCAATCCCATCAGGTTCAAACTCATATAATGCTGCACGTTTAGCATTCAGTCAGAACCCAGCACCAAGTCGAGTATACTTAGGTCGTCGTCAAACTGATACTGCTGTAATGACTCCATCAGAGGATGTGGTTATTGGTAATGTGTATAGTTTCAATGTAAATGTATACGATGCAGCAGGTGCTTTAGTTTCTACTACACCAATCACAGCTACTGCAGCAGTTGCAACCAAAGCATCTATTGCTGCCATTTGGGAAGGTTTAGCTCCAGCTAACACTACATTCACTGCAGTAGGTGACACTGTTGAAGTTGAAGCTGATGCTACATTCACTGTAGTAGTTAAAGATTTTGTTAAAACTTCTGACTCATATATCACTACAGAGACAGCAGCAGACTTACTACAAGCAATTCAAGATGAAGAGAATGATTGGTACTGTTTATCTTCTGAAGACCATGCTAAAGCCTTCCAGTTAGCTATGGCTGCTGAGATTGAAGCTACAAGTGGTGGTAACTTTCCTAAAATCTATTGGACATCAACAACTGATGCCGACACTATTAAACCAGTAGTTGACCCAGCGATTGACGTTATCGGTGAATTGAAAGCGCTTAAGTACTTCCGTACAGTGTGTGATTGGAACCATGCAGCAGATACAGTATTCCCAGAGATTGGTAACTTTAGCTACAACTCCCCATATCAAGCTGGTTCAGTAAACTACAAGTTCATGCAAACTACTGGTGTTCCAGTTGCAGCAGATTTAGTTACTGGCAAGAAATTACCTACTCGCCTACAAGGTTACATTGATGACCGCAACGGTGGTTGGATGGGAGAAGAACGTAAAGTTGCATTCTATCGTGAAGGTAAGACAGTTGGTGGAGAATGGCTAGATGTGGTCGTTGGAAGTGACTGGTTAAACGACCAAATTGAAGTAGCACTATTAAACCTACTATTAAACCAGAAGGGTGGCAAGGTTTCATTCACTGAAGCTGGTGCAGTTATCAGCACTATTAACTCAGTATTAGATCGTGCGGTAGACGTAGGTTTCTTATCAGGTTATATCGGTGCAACAATGCCAGATTACCTAACTGAAATTCCGTTCTCAGAGAAAGTAGCACGTATCCTAGATAACGTAAAATGGACAGGTTATTTAGCTGGTGCAGTAAATACTATTATCGTTAACGGTAACTTAACTTATGAAGCTGCAGAGCTAGTATAAAGAGGAAGATTATAAATGTCATTATTATATGAAGCTAAATCAATTGAGGCAGCTTGGGAAGGTATCGTACTAGATCACGGACGTGTTGGTGATGGTGCTTTCCTAGAGTTCACCCCAGTTGGGGACTTATCAGAAATTAGTTGGAGTTCTGATGGTGAGATGGGTATTAGTAAATTGTCCCCACAAGGTGCAGTAATTACTCTAACACTTAAACAAACAGCACCCTTGAATCAGAAGTTGGCAGAGATTGCAGCAGAACAAACTAAGCGTGGTGTTAGACCAAAGATTGGTACATTCTATTGTGTAGATACTTTTGGTTTATCAGCAAACTTCGTAGCACGTAACGCAACACTAACTGGACAACCAACTCAATCATTCGCTGGTGTTATGGGTGATAAGACTTGGACTTGGACATGTGAATCATTCATTGCTACAAGTGATATCAACAAGGTCACAGCAACAATTGGTTTATGGATTTAACTAAATAGTACAATACTTTAAAGGAGGATATGGCTTGTTCATAGCCTCCTTTATTCTTTTAAGGAGAGAAATAAATGGCTACACGTTATAACAAAAGAATTATTAGTAAACTTATTACTGGCACAGACGGAGAGGAACGTTTGTACAAGGCTAGTAAGATGTCAACATATGATATTATGAAGGAAGGCTTTAAACTCATCACAGTGTTATCACCAGCAGCAGGAAGTGGTATTGATGCTGTCATGGAGAAGCAAGAACGTGATGATAATTATATGGAACCTTCATCTAACTTGTTCGGTAAGATGCTCACCATGTTAACCTCTCATGTAACACCAGAACACTTCGATGATTTAAGTCGTAAGATGATTGGTAGCTTAATGATCAAAGGCGAAGAAATGAGTATGGACGCTATTGAGGATCACTTTGATGACCACAATGGGGATTACTTGGAGGTATTG